CTACAACCAAAAAGCGACGAGGCAAGGTGGAGTCGTATCTCCTTCGACGTACAATGCTCGCCTCATCAGGCTCCAAGCGTAAAAAGCGTTGGTATCACTGGGCAACTTACTGGCTCACGGGCAGACTTAATGATTCTAGACGACATAGAAGTCCCAGGAAACAGCATGACGGAGTTGATGCGTGAGAAACTTCTTCAACTCTGTACGGAAGCCGAGTCTATCCTTACCCCCAAAAGTGATAGCCGTATTATGTATCTCGGGACTCCTCAGACTACTTTTACTGTTTACCGTAAGCTGGCTGAGCGTAACTACCGTCCCTTTGTTTGGCCCTCAAGATACCCCAGAAAAGACAAACTCTCTCAGTACGAAGGACTTCTAGCACCACAGATACAAGAAGATGTAGAGAAAGGTATAGAAGAATGGTCAGTAACAGATCCAGATAGATTTGGTAATGAAGATCTCCTAGAGCGTGAAGCAGCTATGGGACGGTCTAACTACATGCTTCAATTCCAATTAGATACAAGTCTATCTGATGCTGAAAAATTCCCACTTAAGATGGCTGACCTTGTTGTCACCAGTATTAATAGGGATACTGCTCCAGATAGAATCGTTTGGTGTTCAGATCCCCAAAACGTCATTAAAGACTTACCCACTGTCGGCTTACCAGGAGATTATTTTTATTCTCCAATGCAGCTTCAAGGAGACTGGACCAAATACAGCGAAACTATATGCTCCGTTGATCCGTCGGGTAGAGGAACGGATGAAACAGCAGCAGCTTTCATCTCCCAAAAGAATGGATTCCTTTACCTGCATGAAATGCGTGCGTACAGAGATGGGTACTCAGACGATACCCTGCTCAACATACTTAGAGGATGTAGAAAGTATGGAGTTACTAAACTTGTAATAGAGACAAACTTTGGTGATGGTATAGTCGCTGAACTATTTAAGAAACACCTTCAACAAACTGGACTAGGTATAGACATAGAAGAAGTTAGAGCAAACGTCCGTAAAGAAGACAGAATAATAGACTCACTTGAACCTGTCCTTAACCAACACAGATTAGTAGTAGACAAAAAGGTAATAGAATGGGATTATCATTCTAACAAAGATGAAGCTCCTGAGAAGAGACTCATGTATATGCTATTCTACCAGATGTCTAGGATGTGTAGAGAGAAAGGTGCAGTTAAACATGATGACAGACTTGATTGTCTTGCTCAAGGGGTTAAGTACTTTACAGATGCCCTCTCTATCAGTGCTCACGAGGCCGTGAAGGCACGAAAAGCTGAAGAATGGCAATCTATGCTACAAGACTATTTAGACAACCCTACAGCCTCTGCTGACCACCTAGTCTTAGGAATGAATAAAGAACAAAGAGACGCAGCTAACAGAATAGACACAGGCCAAAGCTCAGTCCCTACCTGGGTTTAGACCGAGGTGTTACGTATACAGGGGGAGAGAAGGGTGGACTCGCCCCCTCAAAGGGGAATTCTTGCCTACTTCGTAGACAACCATTCCCCTTATACTTATATCCTATGAATGGATATCTTATAACACCTACACCCAACACCCAAACGAACGTAATGAAGTTATTCCTTGATACAGCTATTGTATCTGATATAGAAGAAAGAATAGATACTGGTCTTATACATGGTATCACAACTAATCCTACACTTATTAGAAAGAGTGGTAGAGATCCTTGGAAAGTTTACTCCGATATAATTGAATTAGGAGTAGAAGATCTTAGTATTGAAGTTAATGGAGATACTTCTAAGGAATTAATAGCTAATGGAGTAGCTGTTAACAAGAACTACGGTAACGTAGCTACAATTAAGCTTCCTTGTACGATAGAAGGGTTAAAAGCGTGTAAATATCTCTCGAATATAGGTTTAAGGGTTAATATGACCCTTGTATTTAGTGTATCTCAAGCTATTCTCTGTGGATTAGCTGGTGCAATGTATGTTTCACCGTTTATTGGTAGAATGGATGATAATAGTCTTGATGGTATGAGATTGATTAACGATATTTCTAATGTATTTAAGAAACAGTTCATTAATACTATTATATTAGCTGCTTCGATTAGAGATGCTCAGTCAGTTGGAGTAGCTTTTGGTCTTGGTGCGGATATATGTACAATACCGCCTAAAGTGTTTGATAATATGGCTAATCATGCGCTAACTGATAAAGGATTAGAGCAGTTTAAGCTTGATTTTGAAGGATGAGTTGGATTATTCCTGGTATATGCCTTGTAATTCTGCTTATTTACTATTTTATCTTTATCTTCCCTGAATTTTTGGCATAAATTTCTGAGGGGTAATTAACGCTATAGCGATGGGCGGTTACCCCCCGATGGCCCCTTTTGTAACGGATGATACAGTTTTTTTGTGTTGACACGCTGACTTTTTTGTTGGTGTGGTGTGATCTGTATCATTTGATACATTTTCACAATCCCTTTCACAATCATATATTCACAATCGCTATTGTTACTGAATGTTAACATAAGGTTGACAGTGTAGGTCATATCGTTTATATTAAGTACATCGAGGGAACGGAACAGGAACGCCACCTGTTAACCAAGCTCGACAGAGTGTTACTAATTATTAAGTAGCACTTGACATCAGCCACCAATCAGGCTATATTGATTGCATCAGGTCGATAAGCAACGCACAGTTCACTACACTGGCGAATACGTGTAAGACTTGACAAGCAACCGACCACATGCTATACTGAGGTCACGGTCAAACACAGAGCTGATCCCAACGAGTGAAGCGATGCGATGTGTATGATTAAGGTCAAGTGAACTGATCCCAATGAGTGAAGCGAGGGACACTTGACAAATGCCGAGCCACAGGCTAAATTGATCATGGCACTAGTCAACTCAGGTCACACCCATTGCTGAACGGTATAGAGTCAGCATTAACATCAGACTAAGACGATGTGGGCAGCTGAGGGAAGAACGGGGAAAAAAGATTATCCCGTCTGCTTATGTATTGTTCAAAGCGAGCATGGAAGGCCAGCCTTCACTAGCTAAACAGCTACACAGATTCATAATCTGGTGCTCGCATTGCTTGGCACTGAGTCAAGTTTATTTAATCTGATGAAAGATTTTATTGAGTACTGCAATTCATTTTATGGAATCGATGGAATCTATGATATGAACGCAACACTTGAGCAAATCAAAGATTGCTGTTACCTTTACATGAACATCGTCCGTGACGAGTTCGAAGGTGATACAATGGACAGGGAAAGAGTGCGTGAGCTTCTATACTGGAGACATGGACTAATTCTTGATCCAACAAGCTAGAAGGTGAAGGCAGGTTCGACTCCTGCCCTAGCTATTGCCTCGCACTGAGTGAGGCTACTTATCAACCAATGACTTACAACATTGTAAGGTTTTACTTCAACAAACCTGGATATAAGTACACTATTAAACGTGGATTATCTCTAGCTGAAGCACAAGCACATTGCAACGATAAAGAAACAAGCTCATCAACTTGTACATCACGTGTTGGACTTGCAAGGACTAAAAGAACTGGTCCTTGGTTTGACGCTTACACTGACGATATATCGTTTAGCTGATAGGATGTAGCAAGGGTTCGATTCCCTTGCCAGCTATTGCTAACCAATGAGGTTAGCCAATATTAAAATGATCACTACAACAACAGTAAATCATTTCGGTACGGATCACACATACATTGATGATCCAACTACAGCCGAGTTAGTACAACAACTAACAGGTAAGAAGACAGTCACTCATGGTGATTTGCTAACATTAAGACAGCTTGGTCTTGACGTTAAGTTACCTACTGACTAATATGAACGAGGGATAACAGTGCGGAGTGCCTTAATGGTCAGGCGTGTCAACCCTCACAGCCAGCGATAGCATGTATTATCGAGGTGCAACTCCTCGACTGGCTATTGGCTCTCACTGAGAGAGTCTTTACTTGACAATGACTACCTTTTCAATGAAAAATACCAAGGCACAATTACTAGCTGAGGTTGAAAGGTTACAAGTATTAGAATCACAATCGCGTGGCATCGACCTAATCGCTAAAGGTTCTAAAATGGTATATGATGATGTAGCATATGAGCTACCATTGCTAGTGCGTGACATTCGCAATGCTGGTCATGCATGTAGGCAGTTTATCCGTAAGGTAGAGCTACCTAACTTTGTCTGATGGTGTAGGTGAGGTTCGATTCCTCACCCAGACTTTGACTCACACTGAGTGAGTCCAACTGATACAATGCGTAAAATCGAACGTGAAATGATCCAAGCAATTGTGGATGATCGTCCACATTGGAGCAAGGACAACACACGTGTTGAATTGGATGAGGATAAATGCTGTCATAATGTCTATCTTCATGGACATCGCATAGCATGTTATTATCCATCAATGCAACGTTTACACATCAACAACTGTGGATACGAAACCAACACTACAAAGTCACGGTTAAACGTACTCATTGATTTTGTTTGTGGTGGTGTTAACAATG